GAAATCACCACCGACGGTGGCAACTACACATGGTCATATGACAATTATGGCTGGATGTATTTGCCACAGGCACAGGCCGCCTATACTCCAGTGGTCAACGGTTCGGTGCTGTTTGGCAGCGAGGCCTTGGTATTCAAAGCAGGTTACGCAAACTTGATTTTTGACAACACCGGCAACACCACCACAGCCAACTATTTCCTAGGCAACATCCAAGGATTGGTAGGAAACATAACCAATCTTGACAGTCTAAATTTCGCTGTGGAAAACATCAGTGCTTTAGTGGCCAACAATGGAGTCAACATCGGAGCCGGTGGATTCAACAATCTTTTAGTGTTACCAACTGATGTGCTGATACAGAACGTTCCTCTATCGGTGGCAGCTAACATTGTTGGTGTCACTGCCAACAACGATGGTCGCATCGAGTGGATGGGAAATTCTTCTGGTGATGGTGGTGGTTATACCACACTGACTCTCACTCCTGATACCACAGTCAATGATCAAGTGTTGGTATTGGATCCCACTGCTCCTGGGCACATTCATTTGCGTGCGCCGGGCATTGGCGGCAATGTGGAACAACCAACAGCCAACATCTTCCTCGGCCCAGAAAATACCAATTTTGAGATTACAGCCCAATATGGTAATGCTCCACAAGCAAGAATACACAGCGGTGGCTACACTTGGACCTTTGGCAACGATGGCAACCTGGCATTGCCTGGTAACACCAGTAACATAAACTATGCCAATGGTATCAGCATACTTGATGGATATGCCACGGTAAGCAGTCAGTACCTTTCTAATATCACTAGCCAAAGTTACAATGATTTTGTCACTGGCAATTACTACAATGCCAGCACCTTGGACATTGACTACACAGCCTATACAGGTGCCAGTCTGCTGAATTTTGACATAGCATATCAAGCACCATTGACTGCCAACATTGGCATCAGTGTTGGTGCAGTCAATACACCGCTGATACAAGCAAACGCAAATATTGTGCTTACGGCCAACTCAGGTACACCTCAGACCTGGACATTTGGCACCGACGGTAACTTGACATTACCGGCGAATATGATAGTCAGCGGTAATGTCAACTTCTTAGGCACAGACACAGCCTTATTAAATCCTGCAGACAACACACCATTGTCATTGTTTACTTCGGGCACCAACGGTACGGTCACCAGTTTCTGGGCCCAAGATGTTGGTAATTTGATGAGCAGCAACATCGCAGCCTTCTATCTCCCGTTACAAGGCACGCAAACTGTGCGCATCGTCAATGGCACCAATGGTGGCAACATAGCCATCTACGACTTTGACAAAGACGGTGTGTTTAGCACCACCGAGGTTTCGGCCACTGGCAATGTATCGGCAGACTATCTTGTGGTGTCCGGAGGCATCCGCGCCACAGGTGCCAGCCCAGCACCCTCATTGTCCGGCTTCAGCAGCATCTCTACTGTGAGTGCTACAGGCAATATCACTGCGTCGGGCACCTTGATAGCCAATGTGGGTATCACCACTGTGGGCAATGTGACCGGCAATTACTTCATTGGCAATGGTAGCCAACTCACAGGTTTGTCTGCTACCTATGGCAATGCCAATGTGGCCGATTACTTGCCAACCTACACTGGCAACATCGCAGGTAACATTGTAAAGTCTGGATACACCTGGACATTTAGCAACACCGGTACCACAACATTCCCAACAGGAGTTACATTATCAAATGCTAGAGGTCCAAACACAGTTAACTTTTTAACCGGTGTTGATAAATCATTCCAGATTGAAACACAAACCAATGTCACTAGCAAACTTTGGAATTTTACCACTGACGGCAATTTGACTCTGCCTCAAAATGGCAACATCAACTTTTCCAATGGTGTAAACATCCTGTCTAATTTAGCTGGCACATATGGCAATGCCAATGTGGCCAACTTCTTGGCTGCCTACGGGTCAAATACCATTGTTACCACAGGCAACATCACTGCCGGCAACTTGGTAGGCAACATCTCAATCACTGGCAATGTCACGGGCACATCGTCCAATGTGACCTTGGTAGCCGGCTCATACAATTGGACATTCAACAACACCGGTAACTTGACTTTACCCGGCAACACATTCTCTGTAAACTATGCCAACAACACACCGGTGGATGTGGTCACAAGATTTGAAGGCAGTTGGACTGTGCCTGTGGGCAACAGCACACAGAGTTTCACTGTGAATACCAACGAGACCTATTATATGTGGGTTGATTGCAATATCCCCAATGGTATCTTGACCTGGAATGCCACGGCTACTGTTACCAACACCAACGTACCTGTTGTGGGTGCTCAGTATGCCTGGGTCTACAACGGTGGTGGCACGCCCATTGACTTTACCAGCATACCCAATCAGTTTACAGGTACAGCCAATGCCATAGTTAGAAGCAATGTAGCCCCCAGTTCAACTACCAATAGATTTGACTTTGGCATCAACAACACCAGCGGCGGTAATGTCACTGTGCGTTACGGTTGGGTCCAAATCAGTTAATGGATCAATCATGATCATATCAGGTGTGACGCTTAATGCAACTCGGGTTGTTGATGCTTCGATTATAACCAATGGGTTGACAGTATGGCTTGATGCCAACAACACTGCCAGTTATTCTGGTTCAGGCACCACAGTCAATGATTTGTCAGGCAACGGATACACACATACTTTAACTGGTGCCACATACACTATGTTGAACGGTGTCAAATGTTTTGATTGTACTACAGGCAATAATAGAGTTGTTGTAAATGGAACTGGTCCTACATTACCAATCTCGGGATATACATATATCACATGGGCTAGATTAGAAGCAGGCAATCCAGCATCATTTAGAACATTGCTTTATACAAATTCACCCAAATACACACCAATCACCATCCCCAATGGAACAAATACACTGGGATATTGGGATACCGAATTTAGAAGTTCAGGATACGACCTCGCATCTTCGGTTGGCATCTGGGTTCAATATGCTGTGGTTGGTGACAATTCATCTCAAACATTTTACATAAATGGTTCACAAGTTGGAAGTTCAATAGCATATGGGGCAGGAGGAACCACACATTGGGGCTGGGGTAACAATGATCTTGCCGGTCAACCCTGGGGCTATGTTACCAACTTGTTCTTGTACAATAGAAAACTCACCTTGGAAGAAATCCAGCAGAACTATTACGCATTACAACAGCAGTTTGCCACACCAGGTAATGTTACATCAAATCTAGTGCTGTGGTATGATCCCAGCAACTCAATCAGTTATCCAGGCACTGGAACTACTGTCACAAATCTTGCCAATGCATCATTGCCTGGCACCATGAGCAACATCACTTACGCTGATCCTTACTTTGCCTACAACGGCACTAACAGTCAAGTCACTGTTGCCGATGATGCACTACTAGAACCTGGATCAGGTGACTGGACCATGGAGGCCTGGGTGTATCAATCCTCATCTACAGGCAGTCAAGTGGTATTGGGCAAGTTTGACAACGGTGGCGGAGCACAGGATGTGTGCTATGCCATACGTGTGATTGGTGGCAGTGTGCGTGCTGACTTTGGCAATGGAACCACGGCAGTGAGCACTGCCAACTACGCACTGCCTTTGAACACCTGGACCCAACTGGTGTATGTGTTCAACAATGTGGCCAACAACAACATCATTACCTATGTCAACGGTGTGCAACAGGCCACGACCACACACAGTTTTGCCAGCATACTCAACACCACAAACAATCTGTATCTTGGCAGTTACAACGGTGGTGAGTACAGCCAGTGGTTGGATGGTCGCATAGGCGTCACAAGATTGTACAACGCTGCCTTGACCAGTGCCCAAGTGCTACAGAACTTCAATGCTGATCGGGAAACTTACGGACTATGATAGTAGATTTAAAATAAATCAGTGACGCTCAATCACTGCCAGTTTGTCTCGGATTTCTTCAATCTTGAATGTGGCATACAAACCTGGATGCAGAGGTTTGGGCACTGTACCTGCGGCCACCCAAGCATAGCCAATGTGTTCGTGATTTAGTGTAGGCACAAATTCTTCTGCCACGGCACAAAAGAATGTGTGATAGTTAAAGTTATTGTCGTTGCTGGTAAACTTTTCAATGGGAATGAGTTTTTGATACGCAGGAACCATGCCCAGTTCTTCCCGGCATTCTCGCTCCACTGCGGCCAGTATGGATTCACCTGATTCTATCTTACCACCGGGTAGTCCCCAGGAGCCTGGGTGTTTGGGATCGTTGCGCAGTAGGTAAAGATATCTATGTGTGGCAGCACTGTAAAACATGATGCCTACAGCATCAACTGATTTCAAAGCACAATGCTCCAATCGCCACCGCGATAGAAACCTTCGTAACTTTTGATCCAGCCTAGCTCAACGTCAAATTTGTACTGCACTTTGGTCTTGAGATTGGTCACAAACTCTATCTGCTGGCCAGGTTCTACTTCGCTGGCATCAAAAGAAACAAACCAACGCTGACCATCATACTCAATGATGTCATCGGCAGCAGCTATCAAACCCACGCCGTTTTCAGTCCAGGCCGGTGCCGGATCTGTGTTGTCCTCACTGCCTATGTTGTCAGTCAATAGATATCGCTGTCCCGGTGATGCCAATGGCAGGCCCGAACCCGGACCCGAACGTTGCGGATTGATCACAGCAGAGATAGGCTGTAAGGTATTGGGAGGCAATGTATCTGCGTCAGCAGAGAACAACAGCACACGATCATCTGACGGATGATAAGCCACGGTACCAACTATTTCAGTTTCTAGATCGTGATTCTGAATGCGTATCTGGCTGATACCATTGCGCAGTGCCCCATACAAGTCAATCACATTGTGCCATAGCAGTGTGCTGGTTTCATCTTCTGCAGGATCATTGAGTTCAACGTTGGGCGGTTGATGCGGCACATTGCTGCGCAGGCATTGTACCTGGCCTTCCAACAGCAGGATCTGATAGCCCATGGGAGTTATCACAGCGCGGGTGCCAGCCAGTATGTCGTCGCCTGTGAGAGCATTGTTGGCGTCGCCTGATTCATCAAAGATGTTGGTAATGATCTTGTGGATCACGCCATATTTGGTGACTTTCACTGGCGGTGATATCCATACCGGCAGTTTAAGTGTAAAGGTCATGATGTCTATGGGATTGCCTTGTCCCACGGGCACTGTGCGGCTGCTCCACTGTAAATCAGTCTGCTCTAAAGTAGTTAAACTGGTCCAGTCGATATAGTTGTCAGTGCTTTGTATTTCTATCGCAGGATTGAACAAGGTACCAATCTGTTCAAAGATGCTTTGTTTTTGTTGTTCGTTGCTGGTCCAGAAGTCTACGTTGACTGTGATGTCGTACGGTACTGGCATCATGCGTTCTACAATAAACGCATTGCCTTGTGTGCGTTCATATGTATTGGTCACTTCGTCGTAGGTTCGTTGGCGCACAGCGATCTTGCCAGTGAAGGTGGGATCCTGCACACGATCTCTTGCATACTTCACAGCAGAAATATAAAAGGTAATCTGCGGCGCTGCTGGCAAGTTGTTTTGTGTGTTCTTGGCTATGATGTCAGCAGCCTGTCTAGAGGCATTGCCGTACATACAAGGTATCCTGACCAATATGGGATTGCCTTCTTGATCCTTGCCATATTCACACTGGAAGTTGCTAAATGCGCGAGCGATCTGCAGCATGAATCTGCGGATTTGTCCGTCGTAAAAGTAAGGTACGAGATTGTTGGCCATGACTATTAGTTATCGTCCTTGGGCCGCAGTGCTTTAGATAATGATTGTTTGCGCGGAATCTCACCACGGTCCGTAGTGGAGATATCACCAGGATTGTTGTAAAATCCATAGTGCTCAGTGTCATTGGTGTTGCTGGGCGTGATATTGGTTCTCACACGATCTTCAAACTTGACCCAGTGTGCGCCATCAAAACGGAACAATCTATTGGGCATGTAATCTAGACGCAGGCAGAAATCGCCTTCTCTGGGATCGCGTGGGAATACCACGCCGGGTGTGACAGGAGCACCATTGGGTGGCAAACCATCACCAGTGAGATAGCCCATGGTCCAGGCATTGTTTCTGGGCGTGATGCTTTCAGACGACGATGGTATGTCTGTTTGTGAACTGTTGACCAAGGTTTGATCTGCGGTGTAAGTAGATCCCAAGGGTTCGCCATCGATGGTAGTGGGCACGATATAGAACGGTACTGTGTCGTAGCCCGACAGCGGAACTTCGGCTTCGGCCTGTGCCAGGATAGCATTGTTGATGTCTATGTTCTTCTGATAGGTAGACATCATGTCTCGGAAAGTCTGGTTGGGATCTAGTCCCCAATACGGATCGTCATCTTTGCCGGTAGGTGCCACACCAGTGGGCACGTCCTGTTTGGCAATGTAATTCTTGTCGCCAAATGTAACACGGTCGCCTTCGAAGTAAGCGATAGTGTTGCCCCAAGGTCCAAAGTAGTTGGTTTGATCTTCGGGTTGATTCAGTATCTGAGCAAACTCTTGGCTGT